CTCTTGCAAGAGATTATATTTGAAACTAAAATAAAAAAGAAGATTGATGGTGGAGAGCCTTGAAATATTGACACAATATGGAGTGCTTGGAGTGTGGGTAATATATGCAACAATGAGAGAAAAATGGCTTTTAAAAAAGCTGGAGGATTTGTCATTGAGATTTGACTCAGAGAGAGAGAATTGGCATGAGGAGAGAGAGCAATATATTAAGGAGATTGCCATGATTAGACTTGAGGAGAGAAACTTTTTTATTAATGAGATTGACAAGATTGTAAAACAACAGAACAAAATTATAAAAAATGATTCCAGATAAATATATCATCATCACATCAATAGTGGGAGCTATGGCATTTTTATTGATGCCAAGACCTGAGATAAAATATGTAAAAAACAAAAAAAGTCAAATCACAAAAGATGCTGAGATATATCTGGAGGAGTTAAAGGAGATAAATGAGCATTCAATTGACTCATTGATTATTAAATTAGATAAAATTAAATAATGAAAAATAAAATTATTGAGAAAGGCAGAACATGGCAAAATGGATTTAAAGAAGTATCAATTATAGGACATAAAGATGAAGCATATAATAAAACTGAGGAGATAAAAAAACATGATTACACTTATAATGATTTGAGTGAATCAGAAAAAAACATATATAATGGTAAAAAATTACACTGATAAGCAACTACTTGACAGAGTGAAATCACTTGAATCATTCAAAAATATTCCAGATGATTATTGGATCATATTTGTAAGGAGTGCAAATCCTATCTCTGACAGATTTGATGACAAAGCATATTTGTACAAAGGAGAGAGATTCATCATGAGAGGGACTTGTACAACTCATGCTGGGAAATCAATCCTCATAGGAGGCTTTAAGAGATACAATAAAAAGGGGACAGCTGTGATGAAAGCTGATGAGTGGAATTATAACACTCATAAATATGGACTCCATAGAGGCAAGATGCCAGCATTCAGGCAAGTTAAAAAAATCAAATATTATAGAGATGGAGATTGTGATGAGGTTGCTGAGGAGCTTGGCAAAGTTTATGATAATATTATATATATGAATATACATGGTACAACATATCACAGAGGGAGAGATATTGTCAGGTCAAGGATAGGCTCATGGTCAGCTGGATGTCTTGTCTTTAATGATAATCTTTTGTATGAGAAAATTATATCCATTTGCAAGCCTCAGAAAATTCTGAGCTTTGCATTAATAAACGAATTTTAAATAAAAATAAATAACATGGCAAAACAAGATAAGAATCCGAAAAATTTTGAGATTAATCTGGACACAAAAAATGTAGATATTAAGGTTGTCAGAGATGTGGACAATGACAGAACACTTGTCATCTTTGATTCAAAAAATATTGACATCACTTATGATAAAAATGGCAAGGCTACAAAGATAATCTATGACTCTAAAAATTTAGATATTGAATTTACATCTGATGAGTCTGGGACATCTGTTGATGTTGAATCAAAAATCAACTGGCTTGGAAAGGTTGTACAGTGGATGCTAACCAGAAAAATCAGGAGAGCTGTCAGGAAGGCTAAAAAGTAAAGACATGGAATCCAGACCACGTTTAAGGGGGAGGATTCTCAAAGCATTTAGAAACTTGACAAACAATAAAGAGAACAGAATCCTTATCATAGGAGATTTACATTGTCCCTTTGAGCATCCTGATTATTTCAATTTTTGTGTTGATGCTTATGATAAATATAATCTGAATAAGGTCATATTTATAGGGGATTTACTTGATAATCATTATAGCTCTTATCATGAGAATGATTCAGATGCTATGGGAGGAAAGTATGAGCTGAAAAAAGCAATCAAGCATCTTAAAAAATGGAGAGAGAAATTCCCCAAAGCTGATGTTATAATCGGAAATCATGACAGAATGATTATGAGGAAAGCTCAGAGCTCCTCAATCCCTCAAGCATGGATTAAGTCATATAATGATGTATTAGGGACTCAATGGGAATGGCATGACAGACTTATTGTGGATGATGTTCAGTATGTTCATGGAGAGGGAGGGACAGCAAAGACCAGAGCAACAAATGACATGATGAGCTCAGTGCAAGGTCATATCCATACACAGATTTACACAATCTGGAATTGTGGCAATAATATCCAGATTTTTGGGATGCAAGTCGGCTGTGGCATTGACAGAGATTCCTATGGAATGGGATATGCTAAGAACTTTAAAAAGCAAGCTCTTGGCTGTGGAGTGGTTATCGGAGGACATACAGCTTTCAACTTAGTAATGTGAATTTTTTTCACTTTGTAACTCACTGAAATACAACACTTTAAAAATTAATTTCATTTTTCTTTAAAAAAAGTTTGCATATATGGAATTTATATGTACCTTTACATTGTCGATAAGGCACAAAACAAAAACAGAGAAAATGAAAATTAAAGCTAACAAAGTTAAAAAAGGAATGACAGTAGGTTGGGGAGTTGTCACAATAACAGTTGAGAGAGTTGAGGAGAGCTATCAAAAAAACGGAAAACAACTAATCACATTGCATGGTAGTGCTACACGTTCACACGGCAGAGGAATTAAGCCAACAATATATCCAATTTACGATATAACACCAAAAGGAGAAACTTGGTTAAGATTAAAATAATAATAATCAGGGGGGAGCAATCCCCCCATTTTTAAAACAGAGAAACAATGGAGAAATTAAAATCAAATGAATATCCATGCTCATGTGATGATGGATATTTTGAGCTCAAAGATTACTATGGTAATTTTAGTGAGAGATTAACGTGTGACAAATGTGATGGGAGAGGACATTTTGAACTCTCTAAGGAGCTTGAAATACTTTATCTAATGTCTCAGGGTTTAGATGATTTAGAGAGGTCTATGAGCTTTAAAATGAGTATTGTGGAGATTGATGACATTGATGAATTTGAAACATTAATTGATTTCATTCGTAAACAATCGGAAAATATTAATAAATTTATACAAGAGAATCATGAAAATATCTAAGAAAAACAAATTTTTAATTTATCTGGAGACTGTTCAAAATATTTATCAATATGAGTTTAAATGGAAACAGCAAGGAGGGAGATTCAACAAAGATTTATATTTAAAAATTTTAAAAGCCAGAGAACTATGAATTTAAAAAAAAATGACTTGGTCTATATAGACCATCAAAAATTCCACAAATCAGAGACATTTGTGATAATTGAAATCAAAGACAATAAAGCAAAGGCTCAAAATATCCTCAACAAATTTGAGGTTGCCTCTGGAGATGTTAAACTATTTAAAAAGATATACAATGATTGAGTTTATAATAAAGTACAGATTTAAAATCACTCACAAAGAGTTTTATAAATTCAATAATAAAGTCAAGAGTCGATTAAGATATACAATCCTGACAGCTAAGAATCCAGATGAGGCAAAGAAAAAACTTGACAGACATCCAGACACAATCCTCTCAGTCACTTGCTTGGGAATAGCTGGACAAAAAATTGAATTATGAAAACAGCTCTTTTAATATGGTTTATTTGTTCAATGTATATTATTTACAGAATAATATCATCAGACAGAAAACTTAATAAATAAAAATATGTATCTTTGATACTCATATTCTCTGTTAATCCTCCCCCCAGCTCTCAGGAGCTGAATCTGGGGAGGGTTTTTTTTGAGGCATTTACGCCAATCACATGGCTCTCTATTATATACCTCTCCAGAAAACAATCAGAGAAAAATTTATTTTGAGTTTAAAAGTGCTTAAAAGATTGGAAGATTGGCAAACCCTTTACAGATAAGGGATTCAGAGTAAAAAAAAGATTGGCAACAATTGGCAATAAAAATTTATTAATTTTGTAAACAGAGAAAATGAAAATAAGCATATACAAATCAATCACACAGCCATTTGATAAGAATTATATCAACATAGACATGGCTATCAATAGAATCAAATTCAGTAGATATGCTGAAAAAATAACAAAGCTAAGGACATTAAAGGGCAAGGCATATGACAAGGAAAAAATCACTTTGCCAGTATATAGATGGTCTGGAGTCTTTGAATATGGAAAGGATGAGGGAATCATTGAACATTCTGGACTCATTTGTCTTGACTTTGATAAATATGAGAGCTCAGAGATAATGAATCAAGAGAGACAGAGAATCTGTGATGATAAATTCACTTTTATTTGTTTCACATCTCCATCAGGGAATGGACTCAAAGTGATTGTCAGGATTCCTGAATCAATAGAGAATCACAGAGCTCATTTTAATGCTTTGAAATCATATTATAATTCAGATTATTTTGATGACAGCTCAATTAATATCTCAAGAGCTTGCTTTGATTCATATGATAAAAATATATATCACAATCCAGATGCTCAGATATTCACAGAGATGAAAGCTGAGAGGGAGGAGCTGGATTATAATATCATACCAACAATTCCAGTCAAGTCATCAAATAAAATCATCAGCAACATTCAAAAATGGTGGGATTCAAAGTATCAACTTGTTGAGGGCAATCGGAATAATACTATTTTTCAGCTATGTTCAGCATTCAACAGATATGGAATCCAGCAATCAGAGTGTGAATCATACATTCTAAGCAAGTTTAATGATGTTCTGGATAGGAATGAGCTCCTTAAATGTGTTCGTTCAGGATATCGAGAGAGAGAGTATTTCAACACAGCATCATTTGAGGATAATGAAATCATAAATTTTGCAAAGAATGAAATCAAGTCAGGACAATCTCCAAAAATAATCAAATCAAAGCTCAAGGATTATTCAAAAGATGAACAAGAAATCATCATTGAATCGGCACAGAATGAGCTGGATAATTTCTGGAGCAAAAATGACAAGGGGAGAGTGGTCATCTCTCCTCATAAATATAAAGAATGGTTATCTCAAAAAGGATATTTTAAATATTTCAATTCAGAGCTCTCATATATCCTCATAAAGATTGAAAACAACTTTGTTAAGGAGGTTAATGAGGACATAATTAAGGATTATGTTCTGGAGCAAATGACAGACTCAGATGTCTTTGACCATCTGGCTCAAAACACTAAATATTTTAAAAGAGATTTTCTAAATTATATGACTCCAAAGGATGTCTCATTTATTAGAGACAAACATGATAAATCTTATTTGTTTTTTAAAAATACTCTGATTGAAATATCATCAAATAAAATCACTGAGATGGGTTATTATGACTTTGGACAACACGTCTGGGAGAAACAAGTCATTGACAGAGATTATGCAACAGATGAGACTGATTGTGATTTTTGTCAATTCATAAAAAACATATCAAAGACAGAGGATAGATTTATGTCATTTAAGTCTGTGATTGGATATTTATTGCATTCATATAAAGAGCCTCATTTTTCTCCAGCTATCATCTTAAATGATGAGGACATCTCTGACAATCCTCAAGGAGGGACTGGAAAGGGATTGCTGATGGAATCATTGAGCAAATTTAAAAACACTTGTATGATTAATGGGAAACAGTTTGAGCCATCTAAAGACTTTGCATTCCAGAGAGTCTCTCTGGACACTCAGCTCCTGATTTTTGATGATGTGCAAGAGGGATTTAACTTTGAAAAATTATTCTCAATCATTACTGATGGGATGCCTATCAATAAAAAGAATAAAGATGAGTTTTTCATTCCAAAGGATAAGACTCCAAAGATTGTCATCCCCACAAATTACATTATCAAGGGAGCTGGCTCATCTCATGAGAGGAGAAAGTTTGAGATTGAGCTACATAATTATTACAATAAAGATTTCACTCCTTATCATGATTTTAAACGTAATTTATTTTATGATTGGGATGATTCTGAGTGGTCAAAGTTTGATAATTTTATGATTAAATGCATCCAGTATTATCTCAAGCATGGTCTTGTCAGTTACACATCAATCAATTTAGATGAAAAGAAACTCATGGCATCAATTGGACATGACTTTCATGCATGGATTGTTGATAATATTAGAATCAATGAGAGGATGATTCTCACAGATGTATTTAATAACTTTACAGAGGATTATCCAGTATATAGAAAATACTCTCAAAAGTGGACATCTCTCAGGCTCAAAAAATATGGAGATTATCTTGTTGGAAAAGATAAGATTGACAAAGTGCTGAGAGGCAAGATTAATGATGTGACTCCTTATATTGAATTTATAAAATTATAATTATGAAAATAACTAATGAAGATAATATACAACTAATGGCAAGGTATGAAGATAACTACTTTGATTTAGCCATAGTAGACCCCCCTTATGGTTTAGGAATAGATGGTCAAAAAGAAAGTAAACAAGGTAAAAAATCAGACAGAAAACTACATAAACAAAAGAATTGGGATAATGCAATACCAACAAAAAAATATTTTAAAGAATTAGAGAGAGTCAGTAAAAATCAAATTATTTGGGGTGGAAACTATTTTGTGGAACACTTAACAAAAGGAACAAAGGGGTGGCTTGTTTGGTTTAAAGGTCAAATTGGATTGACAATGTCTGACTGTGAACTTGCTTATAGTAGTTTTCAAAAACCAACAAGGGTGGTAAATATTAATAGAGTAGATTTATTAAAGCAAAACACAATACATCCAACAGAAAAACCTATAAGATTATATCAATGGATATTAGATAATTACGCTAAAGAGGGGGATAAAATATTAGATACACATTTAGGTAGTGGCTCAATAGCAATAGCGTGTCATAACTTAGGATATGATTTAACGGCTTGCGAATTGGATAAAGAATATTATGAATCAGCAATAAAAAGATTAAATAATCATACTGCACAATTAAGAATAATATAATATGAAAATAACTAATGAGGATAATATGGAGTTAATGGCAAGATATGAGGACAATCACTTTGACTTGGCTATTGTTGACCCTCCTTATGGCATTGATTTAGCAAATATGAATATGGGTGCTGGAAATAAACCAAAACATTGTAACAAAAAAAGAAGAGGTTTTAGTGCAAAAAATTGGGATTTAGAAACACCTACAAAAGAGTATTTTAAACAATTAAAAAGAGTTAGTAAAAACCAAATAATTTGGGGTGGAAATTATTTTGAATTGGGTGTTTGTTATGGTTTTTGCATTTGGGACAAAGGAAGTCCCGAAGGAATGAGTTTTAGCGACTGCGAATATGCCTGGCACTCATTTAAAAAGGTAGCAAAACTATATAAATATAGTACATATAAAAACAAAGCAAAAATACACCCAACACAAAAACCCGTTTCACTTTACGAATGGCTTTTAATGAATTATGCTAAAGAGGGAGATAAAATATTAGATACACATTTGGGTAGTGGTAGTTTGGCTATTGCTTGTCATAATTTAGGATATGATTTAACTGCTTGTGAATTAGATAAGGAATACTATAATGCAGCTATTAAAAGAATAAATAATCATACGGCACAATTAAGAATATGTTAAATAAAGAACTTAAAAAGAGACTCAGCGACTTAGAGCTTGAGTATTTAAAAGAGATGCATCCATCTGTTCCTGAGTTTGCTCTGGCAAGGACAAAATGGTCTGATAAGAAT